CAAGCACTTTCTGTGCTAGAAAAATGGGGCATAATTCAAGTAGTATTAAAGGGTGTACCAGCTAAAAAACATTTTAAGATAGATCATTCCCAGATATTAAATTTTTTAAATACTAGAATTGAAAAAACTGAAGAACTAGATTGTAAAAATTTTAATAACAAGATTGTAAAAAATTTAAACTCTATTAATAATAATAAAGAAATAAGAATTAAAAATAAAAAAGTATATACACGAAAAGAAAAGTTTTTTAATGATTTAAAAGAATTAGAACCTAAAGAACATATAGAGGACTTTGTAGATTATTGGACTGAAGAAAATAATGTAGGAAAACAACGTTGGGAATTAGAAAAAACTTGGAATACTAATCTACGTTATAAGCGTTGGTGTAGAAATCAAAAAAACTTTAGTAAAGGAAGTAATGCAAATACTATGCCCGATTTTTTAGATAGTGCTTATATAAATAGAATTAAAGACGACCAAGCACAAGTAAATAAGTTTTATAAACATCTAGTAGATAATTGCGGATATGAACGTATTGAAACGGCTACGGGATATATTAGGTATAGAAAAAGGATATGAATAAACAACAAATAAAATTATTTAGTAGTAAAAAAACGGATAATTGGTGTACTCCTAATTATTTATATAAAGAATTAGATCAAGAATTTAATTTTGATTTTGACCCTTGTCCGTTAAACTCTACTTTTGACGGATTAAAAATACAATGGGGTTTAAGAAACTTTGTTAATCCACCTTATAGTAATGTTGTTGGTTTTTTACAAAAAGCTCATTATGAACTAGAACACGGTATAGCCGAAATTTGTGTATTTTTAACTTTTGCTAATACAGATACTAAATGGTTTCACAAATACTGTTATAATATAGGTGAATTAAGATTTATAAAAGGTAGGTTAAAATTTATAGACGAAAACGGTAAAAAAAAAAATTCAGCTATGCGACCGTCTATGTTAATAATTTTAACAAGAGAAAATATAGCCATACATAATTATAGAAAAACAATATGATGTTTATTACTATAATAAGAAACGGATTAATGTTAGGAGTTAGACACTTTGCCCCCGACGATATACGAACTTATTGGGAAATACATATATATTTAATAATAATTCAAATTAACATATTTATAACAAATGATAACAATTAGCAATTTTAGTTTAGCAATATTAATTTTAGGTGTATTTGTGCTAGGTTTTTTTACCGCTTTATATATACAAAGTCAAATAAAATGAAAGAACAAGATTTACATAATAGCATTGTAGAATATTTGAATTACTACCCCCATATACTTTGGACTAGCACTTTAGGGGGTGTATATTTAGGTAAAGGTAATTATAAACAAAAAGCTCTAGTTAAAAAACATTATAAAAAAGGTGTTCCCGATTTATTAATATTTGAACCTAATAAAAAATATAATGGATTAATGGTAGAGCTAAAAGTAAAATATAACAAACCTAGTAAAGACCAAAAGCTATGGTTAGCTAATTTAACGGCAAGGAATTATAAAGCGGTTGTATGTTATTCACTAGAAGAATTTATAGAAATATTTAATGATTATACTAAAACGATATGAGAAAGAAACACGAGGCACCAAAAAACATAAGAAGAAAAGACGAACACTTTAGATATTTTTTATTTGAAGTAGATAGAGGGGTAACAAATGACGTTTATATACATAAAGAAACACAAAAAATAGAATGTGAAGACGAGTATATACTTAACAAAATAGACTTTATACAAGATCAATATAATCCACAAATGGTCGTAGTAGAAATATCGCCTTTAGGAAAATGGGAATACAATGCTTTAAAACAAACGGGTGTTAACTTATTTGCTGAACTTTGGAAAAACTAAACGAATATTTAGAAAAAAGCTATACTAATTTGTTAGATATATCTAAACGTATAACTAGCAATAGACACCCCGACTATGAAGACTTATTACACGAAACTATATTAGCTTTATACAATTCAGACCAAAAAAAAATAAAAGATATTATACAACAAAAAAAACTAACATTTTATATTGTTAGAATAATGTTAAATCAATACCAAAGCAATACAAGTCCTTACCATAAAAAGTATAGAAAACAATACAACCAAAAACAATTAAAAGAATTTTATATTTATACTAAAGAACCTTTAACTAAAGAGAAAATGAAAAAGTTAGAGGAGCAAGAGGATAGGTTACAATGGATAGAAGAAAAATTAAAACATTTGAGCTGGTTTGACGTAGAAGTATTTAAAATATATTATAGAGAAAATTATAGTTTAAATACAATGAGCAAGGCAACAAAAATAAATAGAAGTACACTAGGAAAGTCAATAAGGTTTATAAAAAATTATTTGAAAGGTGAAAAAAAAAATTGAAGATATTATTTTTTTATGGGAAATTGGTAAAATAAATGTCTATGAAATGATACAAAATATAAAAAAAATAATTAATGATTGAATTTATAAAACATTTACTAGGATTATGCGGTGAGCCTCATTTAAACATATTTACTATTATGATGAGTACGCCAATAATAAGTTACATAATATATAAAATAATTAAGTTATGACAAAAAGTAAAGGACTAGGTGACGATATAGCAAAGTTTACAAAAGCTACTGGTATAGACAAATTAGCTAAAAAAGTATTAGGTGAAGATTGCGGTTGTGAAGAACGAAGACAAAAATTAAATCAACTATTTCCAAGATTTAAAAACATAAGGCAATTTACACAAGACGAAATAAAAATATACGAAGAAGTAATACCCAGCATTGAAAAAAACCAAAGACTAAATAGAGAAGAAAAAACTATAATAAACTCTTTGTATAAAAATATATTTGGTAACAAGCCACAATGGAAAAGTTGTAGTCCTTGTAATAGGCAAATTATGGACAATTTAAAAAAGGTATATGAAAAAAGTTGTAAGATTTGAAAAAGTACGTTAAAATATATATGGATTATTACGACTACGTTATTGACGACGTTATACTATGTGAACATTGTAGTAGAGTTGCGGTAGACATTCACCATATAGACGCTAGGGGTTTAGGTGGCGACCCAAGAGGACATAGAAACCAAATTGAAAATCTTATAGCATTATGTAGAAGTTGTCATATAAAAGCTGAAACAAATAAAGAGTTTAATAATCAATTAAGAGAACAAAATAAAAACAAGCATAATCATAGTTACTAATGAAAATAGAAAAAGTAAAAATACACGAATTAAAACAAGCGGAATATAATCCAAGAAAAATGACAACTAAACAATACGAGGATTTAAAAAAATCTTTAGAAAAGTTTGGTTGCGTTGACCCTATAATAATAAATTCAGATAATACAATTGTAGGCGGACATCAAAGAGTTAGAATTATGGTAGAGCTAGGAGCTACGCAAGTACCCGTAGTTAGAGTAAATCTATCTAAAGAAGACGAAAAGGAATTAAACGTTAGATTAAATAAGAATACGGGAGAGTTTGACTTTGATATAATAGCGGATAACTTTGATATAGAGGATTTGTTAGAATGGGGTTTTAAACATATTGATCTTGGATTGAATATAGATAAAATAGAAGAAGACAAGCCAACAACAATAACAATAAAAGAGAAAGACATTAAAATAGCTAATAAATTATATGAGGATTTAAAAGCACAAGGTTATAAAGTAAGTATAAAATAAATTTAATAAAATGGGCAAAAAAGAACGTACACTAAAGAAAGAAACATTACTACAAGCGTTAGAAAGTAGTTTAGGAATTGTAGCTACTGCTTGTAATAGAACGGGCATAAGTAGAAGTAGTTATTACAAATGGTATAAAGAAGACGAAGAATTTAGAAAAAGGGTAGACGAAATAGACAATATAAAATTAGACTTTGTAGAAAGTAAGTTATTTAAAAATATAGAAAACGAAAAAGAGAAAAGTATTATATTTTACTTACAACATAAAGGGCATAAGCGAGGTTATATACAAAGACAAAATATAAATTTAACATCTAACGAAGAAGACATAAAGAAAATAGAAATTGAAATTATTGAACCTAAAGGGGACGGTAGTCCTACAAAAGAATCTTAATGCTAGTACAAGAATTGTTGTAAATCAAGGTGGTACAAGAAGTAGTAAGACGTATTCACTAGCTCAATTAATAATTCTAAAAGCGTTACAAAGCAAAGGTAAGGTATATACTATTTGTCGTAAGACGCTACCAGCACTAAAAGGAACGGCGTATAGAGATTTTTTTAATATACTAGAAAGTCATAATTTATATAATCCCGACAACCACAATAAAAGCGAATTAACATACAAGCTAAATGGAAATACAATAGAATTTTTAAGTATTGATATGAGCCAAAAAATACGAGGTCGTAAAAGAAACGTACTATGGCTAAATGAAGCTAACGAGTTTGCTTTTGAGGATTGGGTTCAATTGTCATTAAGGACTACGGAAAACATATATTTAGACTTTAACCCGTCCGACCCTTATAGTTGGATATATGACAATGTTATAAATAGAGATGATTGTACTTTTATAAAATCTACATATTTAGACAACCCATTTTTACCCGAAGAAACAATTAAAGAAATAGAAAGGTTAAAAAAACTAGATTCTAACTATTGGACAATTTATGGGTTAGGGGATATGGCTCAACCTACCGAAACAATATTTAGACAATTCAACCTATGTAACACGATTCCAGATGAAGCCACGCTAATAGCTTTAGGTATGGATTTTGGATATAGCAACGACCCAACGGCTATTGTAGAAGTTTACAAGCTAAATGACGATTTATATATTAATGAATTGTTATACGCTAAAGGTTTGACTAATCAAGATATAGCTAAAAAGTTAAAAGAGTATAATATAACAAGGCAAGTAGAAATAATAGGTGATAGTGCCGAGCCTAAAAGTATAGAAGAAATACATAGACTAGGATTTAATATTAAAGGAGCTAAAAAAGGAGCTGATAGTATTAATATGGGAATAGATGTATTAAGGCGGTACAAGATACATATAACAAAGAATAGCGTAAATGCTATTAACGAATTTAAGTATTATAAGTGGTTAGTAGACAAGAACGGGCAAGTAATAAACAAACCCGCAACAAATCAACAAGACCACTTAATAGACGCTATTAGATATGT